CTAACACAATAGGGTTAGCGCGAGCAACAGTTCCCGCGCTAGTGGTATATGTTGTTGCAGGAGTAGTAGTGCCAGCAAGGTATGTATACAACTTACCGCCAGTCAGGACTGCGCCAGTATTTGTAAAAAACTGGGCCGCAACGCCGCCCACGGGGGAAAGATTGACGGCCATTTAGGTCACTCCAAAAGAATTTGTCCACCGTCCTCTTGGACGAGGTTGTCACCATTTTCGCACAACAAATTGCCTACCGAAGCACCCGTATCAAGCGTGCCTGAAAACAGAGACACAATGCCTCCTAGGCCAAGACCTACTGCATTGCGAAGGGCGACACCAAAGCTCATTGTTTATTAATTGGTTTGCAGTACGCAGTACCGTCACTGCTGCCAATTCGCAAAACACTGACGCGCCAAGGTGCGCCGCTTGTGCTGAGTGTCAGAACAAAAGGAATTGGCGTGTAAGCAGGGATTGGTGTGCTGGCGCTAGTGGCAACCGCGCCCACACCAACTTCAACGTAACAAGGCACATCGCACCAAACCAAAACGCCTTGTGGGCCAGCGCCCCATGCGGTTGTGTTGCCTGCACTTGCCCCAGCAGTTGCGGTGTAAGCGGGGAAATCCGCTTTGCTCATCGGGTTAAGTAGTTCCATCATGTTTCCTTACGCCAAGAATTTCAATTTGTACAACGTGCGAAGATAGATTTCAACGATATTATCTATCAATTGTTGCAGTGATGTATCGGTTTTATCACATACATCGTATCTTGCGGCTTCAATTTCGGCAAGAGAATCCTGCAAAAATTCAATGATATTGGATGTTTTCTTGGCTGAATGCAAAGTAATTGGGCCAATCAAACCATGACGGCCTTGGTAGGCTTCAGCAAAGTCGTCAGCCGCGCCAATAATGCGGTCATAAAAGATGTTTAAAGCCACATGCTTGCTGTAACTGCGGGTGTTCAAGTGAACACTGTGCGTTACATCACGGGCTAGGAACAAAATTCCTATAAATTCTGCGGCTTTCATTGTGGCATCCCCATTTGTTGGTCAGGCTGTGCATATTCAGCACTTTCAGGCATCATTTCGTTAGGTTCACGGCCAGGCATCTCGCCTACTAGATCGCCAGATGTAATCATGCCATGCACCGTGCCCATGACAATATCTTGAATCTGCTCTGGCGACATAGAAGCCTGAACAGCAGATAAACGCTTAGTTTCAGCGTCATAAGCCTTAACTTGAGCTTCAAAGTCTTTGCGTTCCATGTCTTGCATCTCAATAGATTTGCCGACATTGGTAATCATCTGGTGCATTTGCTCCATCTCTTGGCCCATAGCTTGAATTTGTTGCTGTGCAGCCTGCAATGCGGGGTCTTCGTTGCCATCCGCCAAGAATTTGGGGTCAATCGTCTTGGCAAAACGCTTGGACATTTCTTGGGCGCCTGGCCAATCCATGTTTTTGACGAACAAGTCACCGGCCACAGACCACAGTTGGGGATTACCCTGTAATAACTGAGCCATAGCTTCCAGCGCTTCTTGGCGCTTGGTTGCGTAGCCTGGGCCAGTTGTGGCCACCACATCGTATTTGCCAACGCCTGGGTTGTAGATCTTCTCAATCACAATACCTTGCTCATTGACAATCTTGTTGACGGGTTGTGGCTGGTCAGGGTTGATCTTGACCATCTTAGTTTCACCATCTTCACCAATAATGCGAGCAATACGTTGCGTGTCGTAAATCTTGGGGATTAAGTCCACCAACTGACGAGCCACATGACGTACGGCACGAGTCAAATTGTCACCATAGTGAAAAGTACCTACATCACCCTCACGCTGGCGAGCCAAGATGGCTTTACCAGAGCGTTCGTTGCTTCCCATGCCCAAACTGGCGTTATATTGGCCAGTCGTGGACTTAATGTCCTCAGAAGCGCCAGCCTTGGCTTGCAACAGACCGCTGGAAGCCATTGGAGGCTGTGCCCGTTGGGGTAGTGGCAGAACTGCGCCTTGGCCGTCTGTAACGTCAGGATTGACCTCAAGATACGGCCAATTATTTGTGTTGGCTGTTTTCCATTTATCTTCGTAGCCCTCAAATTGGCCACCGTATCCAATAAATGGCGCTTTTGGCGCCAAGGCCAGCATCTCGGCTTCTTGTGAAACCCAATAGTTGTACATGCGCTGGGCATCTTTGGCGTTTCGCACCAAGCCAGACACGTACAACCGGCCATCGACTTCAAATTCGTTACCAACAACGCGGATCACGGGAATCCATTTGCCTGCCCATTCTTTTGATTCAAGAATTTCGTAGCCATTAATCTTGCAATACTTGACCCGTGGGCGCTCGGCCACACGTTTGTTGACTGGTTTGCCAAACATGTCTTTCAACATCTTGTCTTCAGGCGTGCCTTCAAAAGCGGTCTGATTGCCTGGGTACAAATTCAGCATTGTCTTGTCGTACTCAATGTAGTAGTAGCCAGCGATACGCACTGTGTCTTCGTTTAGCCAGTTGCTGATCGACTGATCGCCTACACCAAGGGACTGGAGCGTAGAAATAGGAGCTGCGTCAGGGTACTGGCGCTCGTATTCTGCTTTTGTCAGGTCTTCTGTGATAAAGCAATACGTTGCATCTGCACCCGTTGGGTCTTGGATCAATGGATCCATGTAGACCGAGAAAGAGTTGCGAATACGGCCAATCTTAATGTCTTGATCGAACGTATTTTCTTCGCAATATTCGGTGTATAGCGTGATGTAACCTTCGCCATAAGCCACCTGATTCTCGCAGGCCGTGTCGTATGCCACGTCAGCGTCAGAGATGTACTCAATGTGGCGAATCATGCCGTTGAAAATGTCGGCCACTTCCACGTCAGCGTTGTCATCCACTGGAATAACTTTGGCGCCTGGGCGGTTCTGACGCATGTCATTCGTCACTTGACGAACGTGTTGCGGCAGTTTGTTGATTGTCAGCGTTGGGCGTGCATTAATGGTCTGGCCTTGCACCGCGCCACGGGTGGCCAGTACGTCAGCAGGCCATTGCCAGTGATTGTCAGGTGAACCGGCATAAAACCGCAAATCGTCCATCTCATCTTCACGGCTTTCAGCCAAAGAAGCGACGGCCATGTCCAACCGCGAGCGAGCCGTGGTCAAAATGTCTGAGTCAGACTTAGGTGGTTTGCCGCCAGCAGCCACATTGGCTACTGCGACCATTCCGGTTGGATCAGCCATTATTTTTTCTTTGCAGGTTTAGCAGCTTCGCGCTTTACTGAATACGCAATTGCTACTGCTTGCTTGACGGGTTTGCCGGATTTTACCTCAGCGGCCACGTTTTTGCGAAATGCTTGGGGTGATTTAGATTTAACGAGTGGCATGATTATTTTTTCTTTGCAGTTTTAGCTGAATCTTTAAAGTCTTTGGCAGTAGGTGCGTTTTTGCTACCAACTTTGTTCATTTTTTCGCCAGAACCGGCTTTTATACGAGCCTGTTTTGCATGAATATTGGCATACAAGCCGGGTTTAGTTGCCATGATTAACATTTCCATCGTTTAAGAGCTGCTTTAGCGCGTTCGCCATCTTTGGCGTTGGCGGCTACGGCGCCCATTCTTGCACAAAATGAATCTTTGCGACCCTGATCTGCTTTGGTCTTAGGGCTAGGTGCTGGCGCTTTGAGGTGCGAGCCAGTCTCACGGTTGTACTTCTCACGTCCTTTGGCTGTCAATCCAGCGCCTTTAGACACTGGCAACTTCTCGCCGCGTCCTACTGACAAAGAGACATTCTTTTTTGTAGCCATTACGAACCCATCCATGAGGTTGTCACCACGCTTCGGTCACTGTACGTGCGGCGCTGCGTGGATTCACGCGCCTCACGGTGGGCCACGGGAAATGCAAATGTCACGCAGATCGCGTCAGCCGCGTCAGGTGATGCCAAGCCCCGTGCTTTCATGTCTTTTTTCGACTCTAAAAATATTGTACCCTTAGAGTCGGGTTTCATCATAGGTGAAATTAGATCAGTTTTAAGAAATCTGTCAAGCGGTATTGATGCCGTCTTGAGCCAATCTTTCATCTTGCCCCACATTTCGGCTCTTTTGTTGCCGTACATAATAGGGTTGACCGACTTGTTGCCAAAGTTGATGCCCTTGACTTTGTAGCGCTGCTCTTTCAAGCGATCCACAATGCCTGCACCCAATCCGCCTTCGTCGATTACAACCAGCGCGGGTTTGTATTCTTCAATCGCTTCGATCACATGGCCAACGACAGTCATAGTGTCGTCGCCCCGATGGCGCTGAATTGAAATAATGTCGCGCCCTTGCCGCACGGCAATAACTGTTGCATCCGCGCCAAACCGCGCAGGGTCTACGCCAATGATGATTGGTGCCGTCTCGTCCTTATACTTAGGCCGCTTCATTGCGTCGTCAACTAAATTAGCTGATATAAACTGATCGTCGCCCTCGGATGGGAACTGACCGTACACCTCAACGTGCGCCTGTGATGAGTCAGCGCCGTACTCGTCGATGATCTGCTGGTAGACCTGTTTGTCCGTTCCCTCGACCGTTCGGGCGTCTACTACTTTTGTAGTCCAGAACTCGCGCTTTGAATTAAACGCTTCGTAAAAGTACCCAGTGTTACGCCGTGGGTTACTAAACGCCATCCAGAATCGGTTAGGCGTGTTCTCAGTAAAGAAACCAGATGTCACCGCCCAGATGCTGTCGTCAATACCTGACGCTTCGTCAAACACTACCAACACACCATCGTAGTTGTGTACGCCAGCGTACGCATCAGGATTTTCCGCTGACCATAGCCGCCCCTCGACGCCCCAGTAGCGTGTGCCTTTTTTCAAGTCGCGCTCGACCAGCTCAGTCAACCACTTGGCAGGCATCAGCCTGGTGGCCGAGACTTCAAACCAGTGGCTGTTGAGCGACATTGCTATCCACTTGGTTATCTCGGCCCATGTGACACTTCGCAACTGTGATTCACTGTTAGCCGAGATAATGGTCGTTGAGCCAATCCGCGTGGTCAACATCCAGATCGTAATCCAGCTAACCAACGCCGACTTGCCAATACCACGGCCTGAACTGACGGCATGTCGCAGGGTGTCAAAGTCTACTTTGCCTTGGTTCTGCTTAATGTGGTCGCCGACGCTTTGCAAGACCTCGCGCTGCCATTTGCGTGGGCCTTTGAAATGCTCTAGCGGCGTGCCGGGCTGACCCCAAGGAAACGCAAACATCACAAACGCCAATGGGTTGTCCTTGATCGCTGGCGCCCACAATCTGGCCATCAACTCTTGTTCGTCTTCAGCGCTGTATATGGTCGATTGCATCTATTGGTGTCTCTATTACTTGGGCGTCTGTTACGTCGATTACATCCAGTATGCGCTTTTGCGCTTCGGCCAGCGCGCCAGTGATTGAAATGCGCTGATCGACTTCGACAGAGATAGCCTGCTTGGCTACCCAGCCGTGTTGATGTTTGAGGATTTCTAACGCCGCTTTGGAGTCGCCGTTTAGCGCGGCTTGGTGCATCACTTTAGAAAGCTCAATCTCGCCATCAGCTTTGCCTTTTTGCGCGGCGATCTCGACCACGGGGTCAAGTTGCGTAAGTTGCCGGTACTCGGTAGGCAACATGCCTGCGGCCAACGCAAGCGCGTCGCCTTTGAGGCCTAGCCTTGCGGCGTCATATACCGCTTTCAAGCGCGACTCTGTTGCTTCAACCTTGCGCGGCGTAAATGGAATCGAATGGAACATGTGTTCTCCATGCAGTTTGCACGTGGCTGTGAGTTTACAACAAAAAATAAAAAATTAAAAACTAAAGGCAGTTAGCAAATTGCTGTAAGAAAAAAAATTGTTCGTGACCCATTCGTTTTTGTTGGCCCTTTGCCGTCGGCCCTACCCCCTCCCCTCGGCCTGAATGCTTATTAGGGTTTACCCTGTGGGTCATGTGGACAATGTGGACAGTCTGTTTCAAGTCGCATGGCCATAACTTTGTGGACAATGTGGACAATAAGTTTTTACATTGTCCAACTTGTCCACATTTCCTTTTTTGTTTTTTGCGTGGACATGTTGGCGTGGACATTTGTGGACAATGTGGACAATGTGGACGTCGATTTAAAATCGGTGGCGGACGAGGCGTCAACTTGGCGTGACACACTGTATAGGTATTAACCCTTATATAAAAATCTTGAATTTTAGTTGCTAGAAAATGATTGTCCACATTGTCCACACTTCTCTGCAAACCGCGTATTTATTGACATTCCACGTGGGTCAAACTTTCATTTATACAGTGTCCACCCGTTATCCATCTATTGTCCACACTTAGGGTTTATCCCTATAAAATAATTGTTGACAATGCAAAGAATTGTTTTACAATACATTCACCGGCGCAAACAATGCAAAGGTAAAACCTAACCTCAACTAAGGATAAACATGAAAAGCAATTCTTGGAAAAAAGACTATTTGATTGTGTTGTTTGAAGACTATGACAACACATGGCGCGATGTGACTGTGCCTTGCACATTTATGCAAGCCATCCGATTCGCCCGCGCTAAGGGGTGGCGCATTGATGACAAGCGCGTGCGCTTAGTTACCCTGACCGAATTTGCAACACTTAACCAAAAGGCCACAGCATGAAAAAAGAAGACCTTTACGATATTTTGGCGGCAATTGCCTTTGCGCTCATGCTTGCCTTTTTCTTAACTTATAGGGGATAAAAATGGATAACAAATACAACGGCTGGACTAACTACGAAACGTGGCGCGTCAACTTGGAGATTTTCGACGGGTTCGACCCGTTCGACTACTTTTCAGATGATCAAGCCAACATGATGGATTGGCTGGCTGATGCGCTCAAAGATCACGCGGAAGCTATTATTTTTGAAAACTACGACCAAAAATCAACGAGTAGTCTCATGGAAGACTACGCCCGCGCTTTTATACAAAACGTCAACTGGCACGAAATAGCCCGACACATGTTCCTTGATTACGCAGACGAGGCAGACGTTGCCGCATATAAGGAGGCCACAGCATGAAAAAATTCATTGTAAGGGCATCTTATCAAGCCATGTGCCAAACCGAAGTTGAGGCCAACAGTTTAGACGAAGCGTATGAGATAGCTAAAAAGTTGGACGGAAGTGTGTACGACACAGTATGCGACCCCGACGACTGGCACATCGAAGACATTTGGGAGGCGACAGAATGAAAACCTACACAGTCACATTTAAATATGAAACCTACGCTCATTATGAGGTAGAAGCCGAGGACAGAGACGACGCGGAAAATATCGCCCTTGACATGTTGCAACGCGACGAAGGCGACTATTTACACACGGGCGAATGGACTGATACGGATATTGAGGAAATAACAGAATGAGCACGTTTGACAGAACAGTTATTACATTTCACCGAGGCAACGCCTTCGACATCAACGGCATGGACGCCGAGCCGTTCGGGACTTTCACAATGAATGATTTGATTGACCAGGAATTGATTGAAGCCGTATGCAACTTGGTGCGCGCCCACGTCAACGACACTCACAAAGACCTTTGCAATTTTAAATTAACACTTGAGGAATGGGACTGTTAAATGATTAACTTTGAACACCACGGCATCGCCGTAAAATGCAAGCCTGAAAACGCCGCCGCGTATCGCGCCGCCATGGACAAGCCGCCAAAGGCCAAGTCAGTTAGTGAAAAGCGCGACTATCCACAATGGCACGCTGAAATGAGCACGGCCGACTACTTGCAAAAATATTTAATATTGAATGACCGCCGCCGCATGATCCAATGTGGCCACGATTGCCCGAACATTTATAACATTCCGGCCATGTATGACGGCACCACGGCCGAGGTTTTGGAGGAATTAGACCCCGATTATGTGCCTACGGCTAAGGCGCGCAAGATCACGCCCAAACAAGCCATTATTCAAGCACTTGACGCGCTCAAAGCGGGCGACGTGGATATGGCTCAATGTATTTTGACGGAGGCGATTAAATGAACGAAGTTATTGCCGAGGCGCTCGCGCCTTTTCGCCCGTTGACGTATACCGAGCACTATTACATCGAATTAGGTTATCAGCACGAACTAGGCAAAGCCAACGAGCACGAATACAGGCGAGCACAGGCCGAAGGCCAACAAGCCCGCAGATTGCTCAACAGAGGCGCGATGGAGGCCATGATGAGATGATTTTATTAATTGCTGTTATACTGGCGGCACTGCTGGCGATTCTTTTGGACTTGTAGCAGTTGCCACACCTCACAAGCCCCTTCACAGGGGCTTTTTTTTATCTCACAATTTTTATATACACAGGCGTTTTCTCGCCCACGTACGCGCCCAAGATGTTGAATTCAAAATATTCAACGGCCTCGTCTTCAGTCATCTCACGCATCAAAATTTCAATGATCTTGTCGATGTCATAAGCCACCACGCCCGCGCGTTCTTCGACGCCAATAATGGCCTCATCAAAGCCATCAGCAAACAGCAGGCCTTCATAATCTAGGTCTTCACGATTCATTTTACTAACCTCACAGATAAGGGCGCGGGCACATCCTCGACAAGCCTACGCAATTCAGATTTAGACACATCGCACATCTCAGGCGCGCAGAAAATGTGTTTTTTAGTGTCAAACTCACGGGACTTCAGACGCCCCATGTCAACCCACCCTGCTTCTTTAAGCGCATGCAACAAGGCAGGCTGTGGCACCTTCACGCCAGACGGAGCCGCGCCTGCAAGGCGATCGCACAGCGCATGGAAAGGCGACGCCACCACGCCTTTTGAAAACTCGCCCAGACGCCCGCGCATAAGTTCGACAAGGTAACTTTCTGCCATGCTCATGCCATGCTCGACAAGATTCATTTTGAACTCGGTCATCATAGGCGCGGCACCTGCATTGAAGGCCGTCACATCACGGGACGCAAGCCAGCCACCGATAGCCGCGAAGCCGCCCGACTTGTACCATTTCCACATTTTCTCAGCAGCTTGGGGCGACATGCGCGGGGCATGTGACCAGACGCAAAACCAACGACGATCCTGCGAGTCCAAACTAATTGGCACAGGGTCATTCGAAAACGCCAACACAAACACGCGGTTTGCCATTTGATATGGATGCAGACCCTTGCGGTTAACTGTCAGCATCTCAGGCGGGGCGGCAATAATTGGTTTGAGTTTGTTTGCCAACGCCCTGCGCTCCTTGGCGTCAGGTTCTTTCAACTCATTCAAGATCAAAATTTCAGACTCAAGAGCGTAACCAAATTGAGACGACATAGTGTCATTGTCCAAGAGGCCACGATTTTTAAGGTGTTCACCACAGACTGCCCAAATGAAGGGTGCCCACATGGTGTCTTTGCCTGAGCCTTGGTCACCGCCATGCAACACGGCGTGATTGATCTTGATCTCAGGATGTTGCACCTTAAACGCCATCACATTGAAGATGTGTTCTAACTCGGCCTCGTCAGGCACAAGCGTCTTGCAATGCTCAAGCCAAGGAGTCACATCACCCGTGCCCACGACAGGGCGGGCGTCACGCCAGCGATTGCCATACAGGTCACCATCGCGCGCCACAATAACCGACTCACCTGCGGCATACGTTATGCCAACAAGTGCCTTCGCGCCATGTTTCTGACGATTCTCATCAAAGCAAATAGATGCTTCGATCTTAGGGTTTTTACCATGTATAGATTTGCACGCAATGTGACGGAACAGAGCGTTAAAGGTCGAGCGCGACACCTCACGACGATCTTGCATATCAAAATAAGATTCATCGTCTTGAATGTATGCAAAGCGTTCAAACCACTGCGACTTTTCAACGCGGCCTAATTCTTTGCGCTCAACTTCAGCGATCACGGCAGACGCGTCATCTGTAAACATGTCAGATGGCGTCAACTTAGACAAGGCTTGATCCATGGCCAAGGTCAGTAGCTCATCACGTAAGCCTGGGGCGTGTTTCGGGCCACCATTCTCGGCCACCCATTTCAAGAACACGCCAGAGTCAAATTCAAGGCAATGGCTGTGCAGGCAACAATAAGCGCGGTTGGCGGGCATGTAACGGCCTTCGGGGTTGCCATCGCTATGCTCACCAGAGTTAGGGCAGATCACGCCAGCCCAGCCCTCTTGATTAGGCTTGGACAACAGCAGGCCTTGGCTAGACAGCCACGCCATCACATCATCTGCGCCGTCATCTGATAGACGGATCGGGCGCACGCCAACAGAGTCGGCAGGCGCGGGCGTCACGTTAAGCGCTTGGCAAATTTCATGCAAAGTAAACTCACGTGATGGCTCAAACTCACGCAAAATGGCGGCAAAATTATTGCGGTCAGGCTTCAAGTTAATCGAGTTAGGCAGGCGAAAGTTACGCACGGCATTGATAGCGCCTGCATCGGTGTAACCTGCATCGGCAATCGCTTTAATGGCCGCGCTGAAGTCGGCCTTTGTAGGCTGCTCAGAAAAAACATAGCCCCACTGAAATGATCCCTCAGACGTTTCAATCTTCCAAGTCGGCTCAAGTGGCGGGATCTTGGCCTTGGTGCCCACGTCATCAAGCACCATGACAAGCACGTACTCGCAGTTGGCCGCTGACGCTGAGACATGGCCATCTTTGAAGCGGTCAATGATAAAGCTGGCGGTGTTGCCGTAAATCGCCCAATCGTCTTTGATGCGTGCGGTGGGTAACATAGCAGGCCATGTGCATTTAATTGCGCCATCCGCATGGAACTGCATTTCGCCGTCTTTTAGTTGGGGTTTTTGACGCACGATAAGCGCTGTCTCGCCCTCCGGTGCAAGGGACGTTAGGAATTCAAGAAAGTTCATTTGCCATACCTTTTCATAGTTTCAACTTCAGCATCGAGTGGCAGGCCTTGCGCCCACGCTGGTGCTGTACACATCACACGCTTTAAATTCTCTGCTGCGCTTGGGTCAGCAGTTTCGACCACAATCTCGTCATGCACGTGTAACACGACGTCATCAAGTTGGCGCAAGGAGTGCCGCAATAAATCGTTTGCGACAGCCTGAGTGACATTTTCACACGCCAACCCTTTCCACAACCTTGCACGCGGCCATTCTTTTGCATCTTGTGCAGGCTTCCATGCCGCTTTGGCATAACTGATGCCGTCCGATTCCAATTTGGCATATGGGTAACACAAAATGCGGCCAGAAGGTAGGGCATACCATAGGTGTTGCCCATCGAATAAATATGTTATACGGCCAGCTTTGAACTCGCGGCCTTTGTTTCTCATTGCTCTGGTGTAGGATTCTTCAAGCGACGTCCAATAAGGAACAGCCCAGGTATTAGCACGACGCCAACCGTCCACCATTCGCTTGGCGACGGGTTCTGGCAAAGATATGCCATAAGCCCTGCCCATAGCAGCGAAAGCGCCAACGCCTCCAGCGAACCCGCAGGCCAGCTCTTGAACTTTACCAATCTGTCTTTGATCTTTGGTGACATCTGCCACGCGAACATTAAATGTTGCGGCCGCGTTAACTTTGTAAACATCCTCGCCCGTTCTGAAAAGTTCAAGTTTGTCGTCCCCACGGCCAGACAGCCACGGGTTAACGCGGGCTTCGATAGCCGCCCAGTCTGCGACGACAAAGTGCTTGCCTGTTGCAGGGATGAGGGCTGGCCTAAGCATTCCTTTAAGTACATCGGTAACGCGCTTTCCATACCGAGGCACGATTGAGTGCCCTCTGACCATAGCATTTCGTGCGGCTTCGGGTTCGTCAGCGCACTTGCGTGTGAAGTTGTGGACTTGGGCGCCGTAGGATGATGCGCGGCCTGTTGCTGAGCCGCCAGCAAATACGAACGCTCCTCGTACTCGTTGATCCTCCTCATCCGCCAGACCGCTGAGTCGGCTGAACTTTGCCACAGAGGACGCCCAGAGGTCGTCGGCGCATTGGATAACTTCTTGTACATCGGCTGGGACTTCATCTGGATTCTCCATCATTAAAAGGTTGGCACGGACTGTTTTGTCAATGGAATACTTGCCATCTTTTTCCATCAACTTCTTGGCTTGCTCGCCAACGCGCTCAAGCACCCACTCACGCATACGCGGCGACCTGACACTGGCGATTGCGCCGCCGGTGACTTCTTGCACGATCTGCTCGATCTCAACTAGCTCGTCAGACGCAAACTTCACGGCTGCTTGGCACAGCGGCACATCGACCAACACGCCTCGATCATTGATGCGTTCATTGACGTGATAATCTGTAAGTTCCTCGTCAGATAAGTCACGCATGGCTTTGCTGATTGCACGCATGGCACGCACGTCTTGCTCGCAATACTGGATCATCTCAGCCATAAGTTCTGGCGAGTCTTTGAACGGCGGCACGCACATCAAGCGAATTAATTGCGCGCCCCTGTGATCTTTTTTCATAGAGGCGCCAGCAAAGCGGCCAACGTCTTCCAAACTGCCAGGCGCACAGTTGGCGCGGGCTTGTGTTGCGGTGCAGTAAAACTGCTCTAATTTGAAGTTAATCTGCAACACGTACCAAAAGATCAAGCGCTCGAACGCGGCGTTATGCGCCCTAATCTGGCCAGTGTAGTTGCGTACGCTTTCAGGGAATGGCTGGGTAGGTACCCACGTCGTGACTTCATCGTCATCAAAAGCGTAAGACATGCACAGTACATCGGTACTTGCGTCTTGCGCGTAGTTGTACACGCCCTTGGCGCGTAAGTCGCATGTACTGCGAGTTTCAAAATCAACGTATAACATAAAAGGCGGGGGCTTCGATTTGGGCTTCAATAAATCACAGTGGAAAACCAGAAAAAACTGTGAGTCACCATCCTCGAATGCTGGCTTAACAGCCCCCTAATCAATTAAGCGTTACGGCGGCGACGTGCAGGTGCAGCAGGCGCTTCTTCAGCGGCTTCAATTGCAGCAGGCGCTTCGCCATCCATAGACATCCATTCAACAATCTCAAACACTGGCGTGTAGATTTTGCCGTAAGATTTATGGGCGTAATGGTCTTTCTTCAGACGCACGACTGGCACTGGTTTGGTTTGATCTTTTTCGACCTGCTCGGCCAAAGCCACGGCCAAGGTTTGAACAGAGCGCTTGCCGCCCACTGACGTGGTTGTAAAACGCGCTTCCATACCCTTGTCTTCGCCTGATATACATTTCAGCGACATACCAACTTGAGTTTCCCAGCCTTTTTTGGCTTGAGGGGGTGCCTCATCCAACTCAGGCAGTGGGTTGCTAACGCTGGTCATCTTCTCGCCCAACACTTCGCCATCACCCCAAGCAATAAAGCCGTGGACAAAAGAGAAAGGATTGACAGCCCATACAGCGTCGTCTTCCACTTCAGTTTGATCTGCACCAAAGACCCAGTGACCTGTCTTGTCCATCTTGAGGATGACAACACCGGCTGGGCCGACTTCGGCTTGGATCGAACGCAAAGCGCTAGACAAGGTTGAAACGGCTGGCAAGTTTGCCTGGGAAAATGTAGTTAAGTTCATAATTTACCTTATTGAAGTTTAGAAAGGGCAGCGGTTAATTGCTTACCCAAAAGCATCACTTCGGGTCGTGGGTCATCCACGCTTGCCAAAGTGTTACCTGAAGATATGGCCACAACCAAGTCATCTGGCAGGCTGATTTTGAGCTTTTTAAGCGCTTTCTCAGCTTTTGCAGGGGTGACTAAAGTTGTTTCCAACACCTCAGATTCTGTAAGGCCAGATGCAAGCAAGGCGGCCTTAGCCTTATGCTCATCGTGCCATGAACGAATGGCGCGCTTGGCCACAAGTTTGTGTTCTGTCAGCTTCACGCCAGACTCAAGCATTTGCAATGCAAGGGCGCGAAGGTCTTTGATCCAGTCTTCCAGCATATCAGCGTTACGCAAAAGTGTGCTGATCTGATCTGCGGGCAACGCCTCAATCTGAAGTTTAAGCGCGCGATCTGCGGCGCCTGTCATCTTGGGGCAGATGGGTTTGGCCGCGCACCAACGGCAATGGTCGCCCACTGCAAGTTTCGCGTCAGGTTTCTCAGACTGCTTGACGGCCTGCACCAGCTCCATCTCAAACTTGGCGATGCGCGCTGGCGTGGTTTTCCAGCGGCGCACTTCAGGCGGCTGGACAATGACCATTTCAATCTCAGTCACGCCGTCAAACGCCCACTGCGCTTCAGGTGTACGCATGGCAGCGGCGGCGTAAAACATCAGTTGCGGGTTTTCTTCGACTTCAACCATAACGCCGTCTCCGAACTTCCAATCAAGAACAACCGCACGGTTGCCCAGACGACCGATGAGGTCAGTAGAGCCAAATACATTGGGAAGCAGATCGCCAAAATTAACGCGTGTCTCAGCTTCGATTTCCATGATTCTTTGTGGGTCGATTGCATCAAGTGCCTCAAGCGCAGGTTTGATCTTGTTGTCGATCAACTCTTGCGTTAAGACTTGATCTTCGTAAGTAGTTCCCAAGTAAAACTCAGGCGGCTCGTCACCCATAATGAGTTCGGCCATGACGTTATGTAAGAGCGTGCCTTCGTCAGCGTATTTGCTAGAAGGCTTAGGCGGCATCTTCTGCACCAACGCCACACTGCCTGGGCAGTTGATGACGCGTTTTGCTGTAGAGCCGCCGACGATGTTTGAGTGTTGCACTTTACTGTCCTGTAGTTAATGAGATTTGATCTTAGCACAAAAATAATAGTTGTGCAAATCTTTTTTACATGTTATGATTTCAAACATGAGAGAAAAAGAAATTGAAATTTACTTCGACTGGGCGGTGCAAAGCATTGGCGGCAGGACTTGGAAGTTTACATCGCCTGGACGCAAAGGGGTAGCAGATCGCATTGCGTGTTTACCCGATGGTCAGACATGGTTTGTGGAATTGAAAACAAAAGGTGGCAGATTGTCGCCATTACAAAAATTGTTTGAAGTTGACATGATGCTGCTGCGTCAAAAATATATGTGTTTATGGACTAAGGAACAAATTGATGCTTTCATTGCGTCCGTATCAAGAGACAGCCGCTGACTTTCTCTACGAGCATGACCGCGCCATGATCTTGGCGCCGGTCGGTGCTGGTAAGACTGCCATCACGCTGACTGCCATGTGGGAAATGATCCGCGACGGCCACGTCAAGCGCTGGCTGGTGCTGGCGCCTAAGCGCGTCTGTACCGACGTATGGCCAGTCGAGCGCCCTAAGTGGGCAGATCGCCTAAGCATGGCTCTGTGCGTTGGCACACCTAAGCAGCGCCTAGACGCCCTCAAGACAAACGCCCAAGTGGTCGTTACTAACTACGACAACTTGCAGTGGCTGGCTGAGCAGAAGCTAAACTTTGATGGCGTGGTGTTTGATGAGCTGACACGCCTCAAGAACCCGTCTGGCACGCGCTTCAAAGCATTTTTAAAAGTCGTTGATCCCATGACTAAGCGTTGGGGCTTGACTGGATCGTTTACCAGCAACGGCCTTGAAGACGTCTTTGGCCAGTGCAAGATCGTTGACCAGTCTTTGCTTGGCCGTTCCAAGGGTGCGTTCATGCAGCAATACTTTGTACTTATCAACAAAGACTTTGGCGAATGGGCGCCCCGCGTGGGGGCACTTCAGAAGGTCATGGACGTAATTAGGCCTGCCACATTTGTCTTGGAGGCAGGTGAGTATAAGAACAAATTACCCGTTTTGCATACCGTTGAACTCAAATGCGACATGGATTTAAAACCATACAACACTCTTAAAAAAGACTTTGTGCTAGATGGTATTACTGCCATAAATGCGGCGGTCGTAACGGGCAAGTTGCAACAACTGGCGTCTGGGTTTGTTTACGATACATGTATCACACCCTCAGACGTGCCAGGTCAATTTATACGAGAGCAAACGCCTATGTGGTACAGCACACATAAGTTTGACCGACTAGAAGAATTATTAGATGAAAACCAACATGCCAACACAATCATTGCGTACACATATCAAGAAGAACTTGCAGAACTCAAGAGGCGATTTAAGGTCACGACACTTGACGACGAGCGCGCCATTGAGCGCTGGAACGAAGGCAAGGTACGCCTGCTGGCCGTGCATCCGAAGTCGGCAGGCCACGGTCTTAACCTCCAGCACGGTGGATGCCACATGGTATTCCTGTCACTGCCTTGGTCACTTGAACTCTTTGAACAAACCATAGGCAGGTTGCACCGCAGCGGCCAGAAGCACGACGTGTGGTGTTATGTCATGTTGACTAACAAAACAGTTGATGAAAAAATTTGGGCGGCCTTGCATGACAAGCGGGCTATATCTGATATTGCAATGGAAGAACTTAAAACATGAGCTGGCCATTTCCACCGTTTCCCAACCCCAAGGACAAGGGCAACCGAGTCCCTAAATTTAACCCTGATAACCATGAGGACGCACCACTATGACTGACTGGACAAATGAGGAAGAAGAAGCATTCAACGATGTTGAAAAGCATAGCAACCTTGGCAAGCAAATATTGCAAGCGCAAGGCCAGCCCTACCATTGGGAAGCCGATGCCATTAAAGCAGCGGTAAATATCGAACGCGAGGCATGTGCAAAATTGTGCGACCTTATGTGGAATGAATGGTTTTATGCGCCTACTGCGGAAGACTGCGCTAAAGCCATTCGAGAAAGGGGAAACAAATGATTATCAAACGAGATATGGCTTTGGCTAGTTTGACCAAAGTATGCGAAGAAAGTCTGGCGCTTATCAAACAACTGATTGACATTGATAACGCTACGTACGCGCAAGGCTACGAGGACGGCATGGCCGCGCAAGCTAAAGTCCAGCATACTTTAAAACCTTGGGTTGAGCTGACCAGAGGCGAGATTGAGGCTTTTCCAGACAATTTAAGCAAGGTTGAATTTGCTTGGTTTGTTGAAAGACAATTAAGGGAACGAAATGAAAAGACTTGATCTGTGGAAGGCCAAACTCAAAGCGGCCAAAGCTGAGCTACGCATTAGAGATCGTGACGTTAACGCCGCCATGCGCGCTGTTAATCGTGTACTTACAACAATTGAAGAATTGGAGAATAAAATTGAACGACACCTGGCGAAGCCTTAACAACAAACTTAGCAGTTTGACAGAGGAAGAAGTCCTCAGACTGCTGAATGAAGAACGGAAGAACGCCAAGCGCGTCTCCATGCTCCAGCGCTTACACCAGCGCTATAACACCCTGCGCGTTGCGCGCGAACGAATCGAATTGCTTAACGAGGCAACACAACCATAATGCCAAGACCTAAACCACCCGAACCACTTAAAGGGCGCCAGATTCGCCTATGCGACCGGCACATAATGATTTTTAACGAGCTTGGCGGCATCGCTTGGTTGCGCCAGCATCTGGACGCCAAGGCCAAGTTCCCAAAAGAATACTACCGAAAGAAAAGTGATGACCAACAGACCTGACTTTCGCTCATGGAGCCAAGCCAACTTGGCCAAGTTTGCTGAAGACGTTTACGCCAAACTGCAAGAGCAAGATGACATCATTCAGCATCTTCAGTGTGACTTAAAAACAGCACTTGAGGCATATCGGGCGTTAAACACAACTGACACAAAACAAGCCTAATATTTGATCGCAACAATCGGTTGCGTAAGGAGAAAATTATGTACACATTGGAAATTAACATCGGCTGGATTGGTGAAGAAAAAGTCACCATTACTTCACATGATTTTGAAAAGCTACAGATCATTCAGGAATTTATTGAAGCCCAAGAAGCAAATGATTGGGCAATGGAATATGAAGATGCTGACGAACTTGAGATTGAGTTTGAAGAAGACACCGAAGAAGAAGAACTAGCTGCGGAATAATTAAATGGGGCTTACTTCGCTAAGAAGTAAAGCCCCACATTACTAAACGCATACCCAGCGTATACGACTGCCATATACGGGTTTCCCCTAAGCAACTGTTCCACCGCAATATATGCGTAGATTACCCCCGTAAGAACAATTAACCAAGCACTCATATAGTTTTATCCTGTATTGCCCTTATAGGGGCTAAAACGCGCTCACATCAATCACTTCGCCCCTAAACTGAATACAGCCTTCACTAAACGAATGGACTAACTCAGGCCAAAGCAACTCACCATTGAAAAAGGTCAGCACTGCAAAGCCTGACCTATGATTGTTTGGATTCAATTCAGCATACGTAAACTGAGGCCCATCTGGTTCGGCTAACGTCCCCGTATCCACCCCGTAGCGTGTGCCGTTGTAATCATTGAAAGGCGTAACTTTTAAGCTGTGTAAGTGGCCCGTGACCACGCTGACGCCAGCGTTGACGGCGTTGTTGTGTGTGGCGTGTACGCCGCCCTTATATCGGTGCTTGACAATTACTTTGGAAGTAGGCCAGCAAGCCCAACAGAACTCCCAATCAGGGATGTGGTCGGTAATCTTAAATCCCAAAACGTCTTTGTACTGTGGTGCGTGTTGAGCAAGTCGGTTAGCAAATCGAGCGTCATGGTTGCCCCAAGTGTGAATTAATTTGACATTGTGTCGCCCTGCCTTGGCAATTTCTTCAATCTCACCCAAAGCGCCCTGACAAGCCTTTAGTTCTTGAATAACTGTGGTGGCGGGCTGATCGGTTGGGTCGTGGCGGCTAATAGCGGCGCCGTCGAATGAGTCGCCGTTAGCTATTACGGCTTTTGGTTTAAACGTCTCTATGGCCCATAGGAGTCCTTTAAAGGCGGTAGAGCGTTGACCAGGTATAAAGTGTGCGTCAGAGAACACGATGACTGTGCCATCCAGTATCCCTAGGTCAATCTGCCGTAACGGGGAAAATGATTTTTGTCTCTCATCGTACAAAGCGCCTCGGTGGTCTGCCGCTGGCAAAGCACCATGCTCTTTTTCCATCCTGCGCCTGCGGTAGGCAACAGCCCGATCAGTCACGCATAAAATTTTGGCAATCTTTGAGGTGGATTGATATTGATCCCACAGCGCCAAAAATTCTTCATCGGTGCAAGAATTCAATCCATTAGTTGACACCATTTGAATCCTTTGAGAGCAAGCGCTCAAGTAAATTAATCACTCTATGCTCTTGCTTGTCTATGTCATCTTGCGATGACTTAGGGTCTTGAGCCGCAGCCAGAAGATCGTGCAGCATCACATGAAGCAATTCATGCAGTGCTGTGCAATCAAGGGATTCGTGGGTTATTTGTTCGGCGCCAAAGTCACCTAAACGGTAGGTGGCCAAACGGGCGCTCTCATTGAATTCGACAGAAGCCATTGCTTGCTTGGCAGGCTTCAATCCTTTTTCGATACGCCAGTCGCCGAGGTTAAGGATTTCTTGCCATTTCTTAACGCATAGCGCAAAGAAACGTGCATCTTCGGGTGTCGGTATGTTTGACATTTCAACACCTTATACAAAGTTTATGACGCTTTTATTTAAATAAATGGCCTAGTGCCTTGTTTATCAATGATTAATGCTTGCTTACGTGGTTTGTCTGCAATACTAATGTGCGTCCAACGGTCAAACTCACGGATGATTTGATCGTAGGGTAAACCCGAAGCAATGATTGTTTTGACCACTTCGTCTGGCGTCATGCCGGGCACACGGATGTCTGCGGCAGACCCCGTGCGGTGCTGAGATTTATCAGATGAACCCACTGCATCATTTACGGCCTTGCTCCTGAAGGCAGAGTTGATCATTACAGGCTTATCGCCCAATACAGTTTTGACGTCTTCAAGAAATTCTGCGAGGCGTTTGAGGTTTTCCAGTTCTGCATCATTCGGCGTATTATCATATTTGCGGTGGTCAGTATGCGTCAGTTCTTCAAAAGTAAAGTTTGGTGAGAGATTCATTTTTTAACTCTTTCGGCAATCTTTTCCATTGTGCGTCCGCCAAAATAGAACGACATTACCAACATGCCCCATTGGCCTAGCAGCTCCACATAGGCGCCGCGCGTCTCAAGTTCAAAGATAGAGGCAATGGCAAAGCCAGAATAGGCCACCAACAAGAATACAAGCGTCATAGGGCGAATATTTTTGGACAGCCATGAGTCACTAGCCATATCCGCTTCAGCGCGTCTGGTGACGTTTTCTTGCTCTACTTCGTACAACTTGGTTTCGTTGGCCATCTTGGCCAGCTCGCCGTCCTGCGCCATCTTAGCCAACTCCATCTGAGCTTTGGCTTTTTGCTCAGGATCGGGAATCAGTTTGTCAATGAGCTTGTTGCCCACGCTTAAAAGTGCATCTAGTCCAAACATATTTAATCCTTATACAAATATTGCAAAACGTCGGTGATTGTTAATATTCTCCAACAAAATTGTATTTTCTCTAGCTCGCTTGTTGTAAAGCTCAACTTCTAATTCTTGCGTTTTGATAGCTAGTTTTTTACATTCAACAGCTAATTTGTAATCTGCTAGTTTCTTTTCCATCGCCTTGTCAAATGCAACCATTCTTGCGTCATAGTTGGGCTGAACCATTGGATACCATTTGTTCAGGGTTATCATTTCTTTTCCCTCTCAACAGCTTTAGCGTAGTAATACAGAACTTTGCTTCTTAATTCTGCACTGTCTGCCGTTCCTGCCCATGCCGCAAGGTTATTCCAAATACCCGCTAGTTGCTCAGAGGAACAGTTATCACCATTTGCGGTGAGCCACTCCGACAATCTTTGATGCCTCTCCAGCGGGTTTCCCAGCCAACTCAGAGCGTAAAAGTCTGTAACTGTGCAAGGTGCTTTGGCATTTGCCCAAAAAACCAATGATATGAGCAGTAACCAAAACCAGCGCATTCATTTGTCAACCTTGTTATCAAGTTTGTCAAAAATCTTGGCCAGCATATCTTTAACCTCACGCATGTCAGCGCGGTAGTCGTCGCGAGTGACGTAGTTAAAAGGCATAGACCGAACGTCAGAATCTAAACGCTCAAGTGATCGGTAGATGTTGTTCAATACCCAGCCACCCAAAAAGCCAGCCAAGCTGACCGCGATGTTGAATAAAACTTGAGTGTCCATTACTGTGCCATTTTGGTAAAGTTAACGAACTGTTATTGTTCCAACATCGGTAGATGGAATAAGCGCGTTTTGGTTTTTACGACGTGGGGCTAAAGCATTTACCGTAGCGCCAGCTTCAGCACCCGTGACTCTTGATTCAGCAAGCGCCCTAAGAACTTCGTTGCGCTCCACAGTAGGAAGCGTGGCCAACAACTCATTTGCGCTTTTGCCAGACATCATACCGTTTGCAACGGCTTCAAGTGTTTTGTCGTTAACACGGCCGCGCAAAATGCCGGACACTTTGTTAATGACCGCAGACGTTGCATTAACACCAGGTGCGGTAATCGCTCGCTCTTTCAAAATGCCCGCCAACGCTTCTGCGCCGTCTTTGGCCAACTGCGCCATTGTTGCTTCGCGTTTCAATTCGCCAGAAACTTTATTAACCGCCGTCATTTGCTCAGGCGTCAAAACTTCATTGATTCCGCCAAAGCGTGGGTTTTGATCTGCTTTTTTAAGCAATGCAGATTCGCCTTGGCCAAGCGCGTTTAAAAATTGAGTAGGTTTTTCAGCCGCCGCGCCAGAACCTTTAAGGGTTTCTACCATCTTATTCAAAACTTGCGCTTGATTGACTGGCTCAGACATTGAAGCGTATTGAACACGGGCACCGCTGTACATTGGCGACAACTTATCAATTGCACCTAACAATTGAGATTTAGTGTTTTGCAACGCAGCCGTGCTGTAGTTTTGCAAAGCAGTTGCAGCAGTTGGACTTTTAAACTGCGCGTCAATTGCTAACTTCATGTAATGCAAACCTTCAAGCGTACTCATTGGGTCTTTGCCCAAATCAACGCCTTTTGTTGCGGCCAATCGTTTAGCTTCTGTTTGTGCGGCAACAATAGCAGGGTTATTTTTTAACGCTTGCAATTCAGGCAAAATCTTTGCCTCAAAAGTTGGGCCAGCAGTTCCTGCTAAAGAACGAGACTGTTGTTCTTGCGCCGTTAATGCAGCCAAACGTAATCTATCTGCTTCTCTTGCGGCAGCATAGTTTGCAGTTGCGGCCGCTTCGCGCTCAGATAATGCTTTTGCTAAATTAGGCGTAACTGCTTCAAGCGTATTTACGCGGCCTTGCACATCGGCAGCTTCTTTAACAGCTTTAGCAGAAGCGACGTTGGATGTAGGCGCGCGCTGACCCATAGCTTGCCATACGGGGTTAAGAACACCTGCTTCTTGAATAGCTTGCGCTGAAGTCAGGCCAGGCGCTGCATTGGCATTAGCCGCTTGAATAGCGGCCAAATCATTGCCAGCAATCTCACGCATGATTTTGCCAGCTTTGACTTGGATCAAACGGCCAGTTGCAGCGTCCCACATCCAGCCTAATGCTTTAGCGGCGGCGGGAATAACAATTGGTGCCGCGCCACCTAATGTAGCGCCAACAACGCCGCCAACAGCTTGGTCTGATAGTTTAGTTGTGCCTGGTTGCGCTACACCTAATGCCGCACCTTGCTTCATGCCTTCAAGAATTTGTTTGCCAGTTGTCATGGCGCTTGATGGTTGCATCATGCCGGTCATCAACGTGCCAACGCCACCCAAAACGTCAACAGGTTTGACGCCTGGCGCTTCGCCGCCAGCCATGCCGCGCTCTTTAGCGGCTTGAAGATCATTCCACCAATTAGCGATTGCTTTGCTTACAACGGGTTTCTGGCCAATCTTTTCGTTAATGTAATCGCCCACGTTTGCGCCAAGTTGCACCGCGCCAACCAAAGGTGTTGCCATGCCCATCAACATTCGGGCTGGGGGCGATGCTAACGCTAGTTCGCCCATTGTTGGTTTTTTGCGCTCGCCTGGTATGCCAGTAGTAGTTGGCGCCGCTGCTGGCGCCGCGCTAAAAGTTTGAGACGCAAACGATTCTATTTGAGCAGGCGTTGCATCATCAGGCCCTTCAAAAACATGGATGGCGCCATCAGGGCCTTGAACACGGTATTTGGTAGCCATTATCCGCCCTCTTTACCAAGATATGTAAACCCACCAGTTCCTTGTGTAGCCGCAGGTTTGGTTTTATTTAGCAAGCTAAGAACATTAGCACTATTACCGCCGCCAGATTTATATTGTTCTGCAAGACCTGTACGTTGGCCGTCCATAAGTTGTTGGTAGCGTTTAATCATGCTACGCAAAGCGTCAGGATCCATAGCTGAGTTAACAGTGTCTTGAATGGTTTTACGATCACCCAACGCGCCCGCGCCGCCAAGAATAGCTTTTACAAGTTCATCGGCAACAATAGCTTTAACACCGTTAAAATCTGTTGGCGCGGGAGAACCAAATTGCGACGCAATTGTGTTGCCTAATTGGTTAAACGCTTTTACGTTACCATTTTGAAGCGCGTCAATTGTGCTATTCAAAACTTTTAAGTGATCATCCGCAACATTAATTGCTTTAATAGTGCGTGACGGCACACCAATAGTAAATGCAGTTTCAACACCTTGCTTGGTTTTGTATTGTTGTGCGTCATATGTGGGGTCAGCGGCTTGCACAATTTGCATCAATTGAGATGAACGCGTAGTGTTGCCTGCTGGCGGTGCGGCGCGATGTTCCAAAATAGCGTTTACTTGACCCGCTAAACTTTTTGGCATGACAGACAATAATTCAGGGCCAGTCAGACCACTATTAATTGCTTGACCCAAAGGCATTTGTCTACCGCTGATTGTATCCGCAACAGGAGCGTTTGCTGGCGTTGGGGTTGGCGCCGCAGCACGGGGAGCGCCTGCAACGCCTGGCGCGCCTCCACCGCCGCCCATGCCGCCGCCACCCACGCCGCCAGGAGCCGTTAATGGAAACACGTTTTGCGCGTTATTTAAATTAAATGGGTCAGCTTGAAGCGCGCGCAAACCTAATCCGCTTGTTTCAACGCCCAAACGACCTCGGTTTGTTGCGGCGTTGCTAGTTGCGGCGTTTGCTTGCTGTTGCAAAATTGGTAAATGCGAAACTTCATACGCGGACATAATTTTAGGCACGGTCGCGGCGTATTGATCTTTAGCATCCATCAAACTTAAAACTTTGTTGACGCGCCAGTCTTTAAATTCTTCGGGCGTTGTCATGCTTTGAAGTTTATTTATTTCTGGCCCGGCAGTGACCATATCAAAATAGCCTTTTTTAACTCCTTCGACTAATTTTTGAACAGCGGCGGCGGGATTTGGAGACGCGCCTACTGATTGCCAACCATGTTCTAGCTTATCTTTTTGAAGTTGAAATTGTGTTTTTTCAGTTTCGCTTTTAAGTTTGGTCAAATCTGCAGCGGCTTTTAATCGTTCATTTTCAGACTTTAAAATGCCTGGAATGATGCCACCTTGACCACGTTGAGCTGCTTCTTCTACCAGTGCATTTACGTTTAGGCCGCCAGTGTTTGGGTTGAAATGTTTGGCGTATAACTCATTTTGCGCGATAGCGGCTTGGTCTGCGCGTTGAGCAGAACCCAATTGAAATTGCGCCAATGCGTTTTGATTCTGAGCGTTTTGAATTTGTGCGACTTGGGCGTATTGCGCCAAAGGATTGGCTAGTTCAATACCTCTAACGCCAAGAGAAATGTTTGGATCGAGAGCCATGTTTGTTCCTTACTTTAATCTAATAAACCGCCGTATCCAGAAGGATACCCACGATTTTTTTGTAGCGCGTTAAGTAAAGCATTATTTTGAGTGTAATTTAGATAAGTACCCAAACCGCCAGTAACAGCGTTGGCCATACCAACTTGGCCAGCCGCGTTAGCAGCCCCTGCGTTAGTAATCATATTACCTACGTTAGCCGCATTAGTAGCGCCCGCATTGTTTGTAAAATTGGTAGCGGTTTGGCCAATACCAGCCAATGCGGCTTGACGGTTATACAACTGATTCTCACTAGACACGCCGGTGTTGTATTCAGTCAGCGCGCGATTAAATGCGTTTTGATATTCTTGCGAACCCATGTCTTGACCAAATCGAGTAGCGGCTTTTAACGCGCCACCAGAAATCAAACCACCACGCATGGCGGCGCTGCGATCAAGCGCTTTTTGGCCTTCAGATAAACGAAAACCGTAGCCTGGATCAGCGTTAAATTCATAATTGCCAAACTTAAACGCGCCAGGCACATTACCAGAGGTGCGTTGCAGTTCAGCCAAAGCGTTAACACCCGCCGCGCGGTAAGGCGCTTGATCTTCACGTGTCTGTAAATATTGCTGATTTTGAAATTCAGCCGCGCGGTCAGCCGCAGCAGCTTGAGTAGATGCGGCGCTTTTAGCGGCGCTTCCGCCAAGTAAAGAACTTCCAATAATCGCTGCTGGTATCATCCAAGGCATAATTTACTCCTGAAGGCACTGGGCCAGTTCACGGGCTTGCGTTTCATTGCCCGCCACTATTAACACTTCATCAATTTCGTCTGTATCTGTGCAATCTGTGGCGTGAATACAATACCACACAACATCGGTAAGCGATTTTACGCCATGATGTTTATTTGCTTCAATAGTTATACATGCTGGCGCGTCAATAATTTTGCGCTCATCGTCAACCATTAATTCAATTGAACCACTGGCAAGGATCGACAGATGATCAAACTTGTGCTTATGCTGCACAAGAACATGCCCCGCAGGAATACGTGTTTCCTTGGCGTATACACCTGCACTAAAGTGGTGTTCGATCATTAAGTCACCTCGCGTCCAGAAACGCGGATATTGATTGCGCTGGCTGTGCCTGCGATTGTACTGATAAAGTCGCCAACGCCAAGGACTTGGCCAACCAATTCAGGAAATGTGTAAACTTCAGACGCCTGCAAAGTTTTGGTCTTGGTAATCAAGTTGGTATTACCGGCAGAACCAGATACTGTGACCAAGTTCACGCTGATTGTGGCGGCAGAGCCGCTGATGTTGGTTGCGGTGAACTTGTCAATAATAGCCGTAACGCCAGTCGCTGTGTACTGGGTTGTTTGGGCGTTTTCGGCGTATTTTGCCGGTACTAGGACTTTAACTGTAACAGTCATGTTTT